CTGATAATCGACATAGGCGACATAATCGAGAGCTTCAGTTCGGCCAGCCACTATAACCAGCTAGAAGGCAACGATTTATCTCCGATGCAGCAAACCGACGCGGCCGCTTCGTTGCTATGGCGTTTGCTAAAGATGGCTACCAAATACGCACCGGTCAAGATGGGATCTGTCGCGTCGAACCATTGCCAGAATCGCTTCAACGGTCAGCAAGTCGGCAAGCCTGGCTTAGATGATTGGGGAATCGTAATCCTGCAGCAACTAAAGCGCCTATCTACGGAAGTAGGGCTTGACGTTACGTTCTACGTGCCGAATGAATGGGAAGAAGCTTTTACCATCGACGTATTCGAAGACGGCTTCCACCACCTAGCGGCAGCGCACGGACACCAGGCGAAGCGACCCGATAACGTTCCGACGTGGTGGCGTCAAATGACGTTCGGAAATCAGTCCAGCGTCGCCGCAGCGTCTATCTTGGTCACCGGTCACTTTCACCACGGCTTATACCGCGAACTCGGCGAATCGCATAACGGCGGTTCTAGATGGTGGATACAGACTTCGACCAGCGATGCCGGAAGCGATTGGTTCCGTCGTATTGCGGGCGAAGATAGCAAGCCAGCTATTACTTGCTTCGAATTGGAAAAGGGTAAACACTTCCAAGGAACGGTTCTTCGGTTCTAATGCCTACCTATGATTACAAATGCCTAACGTGCCACGGACGGCTAACAGTAGTCGCCAGCATTACCAGCGAACCTAAACCTAAATGCCCTAATTGCGCGGGTGAAATGAGAAAAGAATTTAGCTCGCCAGCCGTTACATTCAAGGGCCAAGGCTTCTATTCGACAGAGGGGAAAAAATGAAGATTCTAGTATTAGCCCCATTCAACATAATTCCGCCTAACTTCGGCGGTGCGGAACGCATCTTCAACCTAGCTAAAAGGCTTGGACCCTGCACCGTTATCGCCTTGAACTGGGAAGGCATAGATCAAGAAGGCCAATACCAAAACATTTATTACCGACTAATCGGCGCGGACGATGCGGCAAGGGAACAATCGACGAAGCTGCTAAAGCTAGGCGTCCAGACTTACGACGGAATGCCGTTCTTCACACGCAAGAACCAGACCAAGCTAAGGCGCGCGATAGAAGAAGAAAAAGCCGACCTTATCGTTTTAGAGCATCCTTGGCTAATACCATTCGTCGGGGATACTCCATTCATTTACGACGCCCATAACGCCGAAGCAATCCTTACCGCGGCACGTTGGCCTAACTCAATAGATGCCCAAGTCGTCTATGAGCTAGAGCGCGACGCCATAACTAAGGCCGAAGCTATAGCCGTTTGCTCCGAAAGCGACGCAAACAATCTAGCCGGCCTTTACAAAACGACGAAGCCAATGCACCTAATCCCAAACGGCACGGACATCCCAAGCGAACGAAGTAAAGGAGAAACCAAGAACCTTCTATTCATAGGATCCTTATACGGACCGAACATTAGGGCAGCCCAAGAACTAGCAGACCTAGCCAGCCAGCTACCGGATTACACCATCCAGATAGTAGGTGGTTGCAGCCAAGGCGTAGTAACGGACGCGCCCAACGTCCAGCTTCTAGGGCTAGTGACGGAAGAAAAGAAGAACGAACTATTTCTAAACGCCTATGCATTCGTAAACCTAATGCTTCAAGGTTCCGGCACTAACCTAAAGAACGCTAGGGCTATGGCTTACGGCTTACCAGTAATAGCTACCAGTATCGGCGCTCGCGGCTTCCCTACTGCAATCCAAGTAAGTAATGCCCAAGGGGTAATCGACGCATTAGAAAAAATGACGTGGGGGGTAGAGTCCGATAAGTCCAGACAATTCGCAGAAGAAATAAATTGGGATACCGTGGGGGATGCTTACCGGCAGCTAGTCCAGGATACCTATGCCAAGCTTCAGTAGACCTTGCTTAGTTTGTTCCAACATTACGGCCAAGGGCGAAACCTATTGCCCAAAACATTTAGCCGAAGTCAAGCAAGCTAGGGAGCTGAAGCGTTCCCAAGATCCAGCGCGACAAATGAAGAAGAAGCTTCTCTATAATTCCGATTATCGAAAAGCCCGCACGGCTATCCTTCAGCACGTAAGGCTATACGGCGCTACGTGCCACCTATGCCAGAAACCTATCGGAACTTCCGAACCCATAGACATCGACCACGTTCAACCTGGAGTTATTACTTCAGACTTAGCGCCAACCCATCGTTATTGCAATCGCTCTCGCGGTAATCGCGCAATCTAAGCGCACACGCAACCACTAATACCCGCCTAGCTACCCCTGCCACGCTTTTTACGGGGTGGGGTAATTTCTAGCAGACTCAGCGAGCTAAACCCCCAGCGCCACCTCTTTTTACAGAGTCGCGAAAAAAGACCCCTACATTTAGTAGGTGTTGTAGAGTTGAACCACTACATCTAGGGGATAAAAACGATGGGCAGACCAGCTAGACCGATTGAACAAAAAAAGCTATTAGGAAACCCAGGCAGAAGGCCTATTCCGGACGGTGGCGAGCTTATGCAATTAGGTTCGGGCTATCGCGAACCGATTAGACCGCTTACATTTTCAGGCCGCCAATTATGGGATTCAGTTTTCGAGCACGGCGAGCTATGGGTATCGCCAACGCTTGACGTCCACCTTCTTCAGCTTACGTGCGAGCAACTAGATCGGCGCGATGCGCTGCTAGCGCTAGTGCCGGACCAGCCAAACGACCGAACGCTAAATATGAATTTGAACGATTTAGAAAAAGCCATTCAGATAAACCTAGGCAAGCTTGGCTTCACGCCTTCTGACCGTAGCCGTCTTGGCTTTACGCTGGCAAAAACCAAGAGCAAGCTAGAAGAATTGCAGAGGCGCTTAGGCCAATGATCGTCGTAGTAACTGGCCCGCCATTAGCCGGCAAGTCCACGCACATAAAACTAAACGCTAAGCCTGGCGACGTGATTATAGATATGGACGAACTGGCCTTAGCGCTTACGACCAGCGACGCGCAAGCCCACGCCTATTCTGAGCAAGTCCGCGCAATAGCAATCGAAGCGCGTAAGGCTGCAGTCAAAGAAGCGCTATACCAATGCGCGGACCGTCGAGGTCCGACCGCGTGGATTATCCACACGGACCCAACGCCAGACGAACGAAGCCAATACAGATTACGCAACGCGCAATTCGTAAACCTAAACCCAGGTAAAGAAGTTTGCCTAGAGCGTCTAAAATCACGGCCAGAAGTTAGCCAGCCATTAGCCAAGAAGGTAATAAATGACTACTACCAAAAGCGCTAACTGGCCGCCGCGCTGGCTAACCGACGTTCCAGAAGAAGCGTTGAATAGCACGCGTGCAGAATTAGCCTTGCAGTTTATAGATTATTTCGGAGTCATTACTAAAGATTCGGTAGCAGGTCGAGCCGGTTCGCCGTTAGTCTTACGCGACTGGCAGCGCGAACTAATAAAAAGAATTTACGCGGACGATGGCAAGGGCGGATTCTTGCATCGCATTAGCTACGTCGGTTTACCCCGCAAGAACGGCAAAAGCGCCGTGGCCAGCACACTTGCACTTGCGGATTTATACCTACTCGGTGGACGTGGTGCAGAAATCTATTCAATCGCTGCCGAAAAAGAACAGGCTCGAATTGTTTTTGCGGACGCTAAAAGAATTATCGAAGCCCATCCAGAACTAAGCGAAGCCGCGAAGCTCTACCGCGACGCTATAGAAATCCCTAGCCTTGGTTCCGTCTACCGTGTTTTATCCGCAGAATCGTATTCAAAAGAAGGATTATCGCCGGTTGCCGTCTACGCCGATGAGATTCACGCGATGCAAAACCGCGAGCTATGGGATGTTATGAGCTTGGCAATGGGAGCGCGTGGCAATAAAGCGCATATGGTCGGTATTACTACCGCGGGAACTAGAAGCGACCAGACCGGTCAAGACTCCATCGCCTTCAATCTTTACAACTATGGCAAACGTATCGCCAGCGGCGAAGTAGAAGATAAAACGTTTTTTATGGCGTGGTGGGAAGCGCCAGAAAACTCAGACCATCGCGACCCTAAGACTTGGCGAATGGCCAACCCAGGTTACGGCGACATATGCGCAGCCGAAGACTTCGAGAGTGCGGTAAAGACGACGCCCGAAGCAGAATTTAGAATCAAGCGTGTAAATCAATGGGTAAACACTAAGTCCGCTTGGCTACCTGCCGGAGTATGGGAAGGTCTATCGCAAGAGTTCGAACTGCAGCCCACAGACGAATACGTTCTTGGATTCGATGGATCTTGGAAGAACGACAGCACCGCGCTAGTAGGCGTGATACTCCCGCGCAACGAAGACGACGTTTACCGCGCCTTTAGGGTAGCTAGCTGGGAAAAAGACTTCGCGCTAGACGATGATTCTTGGATAGTCGATAAAGCCGAAGTATCTAAGACGGTTATAGATTACTTCTTCGCTAATCCCAACTGCCGCGAAATCGTTTGCGACCCGACCTATTGGCAAGACGAAATGTTTCAATGGTCGGAAGCTGGAATGACTGTATTGGAATACCCGAACACCGTTAGCCGAACCGTGCCAGCCACGTCGAAGCTTTATGAAGCGATTATGAATGGGAAGCTAGTCCACAATGGCGACCCTGCCCTAGCAAGGCACATAGATAACTGTATTTTGAAGGTAGATTCCGCACGTGGCGCGAGAATAACAAAAGACTACCGAAACCCAAAACTAAAGATAGACTTGGCAATAGCCTTACTTATGGCCTACGACCGCGCCAGTAGTAAACTAGAACCAGAAGTAACGCCACAATTCTTCATTTAGGAAACTATGAGCGACGCATTACAAATCGGGGGAGCCATCCTAGTAACTGCAGGGGTTGGGCTAATCTTCGTTCCGGCTGGCTTGATCGTGGCGGGATTATTCGCAATTCTTATCGGTATTAGCTTGGAGCGTAGGTAATGTTCGACCGTCTTTTTCAGCAACGCGCTATTAGTTACCAGACAATCTTCGAATCTGGCGACGACATAGTATTCGGTAACTATTCGGGAACCTACATAAATAAAGACACGGTTTTCCAAGTAAACGCCGTTTTCTCGGCCGTTTCTCTTATTGCCGACACAATTTCGACCCTGCCTATTGACGCCTACGTTAGACGCGATGGCGCGCGCTTCCCATTCCGCCCGCGTCCAATCTGGGTTACCCAGCCAGACATCACCATCCCACGCGAAGCTTTTTACAATCAAGTTATCGTTTCGTTATTGCTAGATGGAAACGCATTTATTCGCATAACTTCTAACAACCGTGGCGAAGTAGTAAATCTAAACGTTCTAAACCCGCAAACCGTTACGGTAACGCGAAGCGGACTAGGAACCCTAGTCTTTACCGTAGACGGCGAAGACCGCCCGCTAACTTCCGAAGACATTATTTTTATTCCAGACGTTCTACGCCCTGGCGAAGTGCGCGGTATTTCTAGAATCAAGGCGCTAGGCGAAACCTTCGGACTCGCGTTGGCGCTAGAACGCTATGCATCGACCTTCTTCGGTCAAGGAACGAACCTAAACGGCGTTATTGAATTTCCTGGAAATCTAAGTGCCGAGCAAGCTACACAACTCGCGGCATCGTTCGACAACCGCCATCGCGGTTGGAAGAAGGGCCACCGAACCGGAGTTCTATCCGGCGGCGCGAAGTTTGTTTCGACTCAGACAGATCCAGAAAATGCCACTCTTGTAGATTCACGCAACCAGTCAATCGCCGACGTGGCACGTGCCTTCAACATTCCGCCGCACCTACTCGGACTTCCTGGAAGTATGAGCTACGCGAGCGTCGAGCAGAATAACCTTGCTTGGATTACTCACGGACTACGGCCAATCGTCGCGAAGATAGAAGGAGCAATTAGCCCGCTTCTACGCCGCGTTCCTGGCGGTGAAGGCGCGTTTATCAAGTTCAACCTAGACGGCCTAGCAAGGGCAGACCTACAGGCAAGAACCGCTTCTTACTCCACGATGTTGCAATCTGGCGCAATGAGCATAAACGAAGTGCGCGCGCTGGAAGATATGCGACCAATCGACGACGAAGCTGCAAACAATCCACGCGTTCCGCTTGCCAACGTAAACCTAAACGCCGCCGACCTGAAGGCAATGCGTGAGCGCGTAGCAATGGTTCGCGAATTAGTCTTTAGCGGTTTCTCACCGGAGCAAGCGCTAGCAGCTATGGGGTTGCCAGAAATTGCTCACACCGGAGTTCCATCCACACAGCTACAACCACTAGCCACGCTAGACCCGCTAGATCCTAAGAGCGCTTACGAGGTATAAAGATGGCTATCACTTATCGAGTTTTCGAAGTAGGGGAAACGCCTACACAAATAGTTCCGCCAAGCGTGGATTCACAAAAAATCTGGATTCAAAATCTAGAGCCTTCTGACGACGTTCCAAGTAAAGTTCGAGCTGGCCAGATTTTTTCCATTGGACAAAAATTCCAGGTTAGCGGTTCGGGTGATGTTTATTTCTCTCTGCTAACTGGCTCAAAAGGAATTCAGTTTGACTATTACCGCATTGTTAGCGAAAATCACAACGTAACAGCCGAGCTAATTGAAAACGCAACAGTTACAACTACTGGTAATGAAATTCCTGCCTACAACCTAAACAGAAATTTTCCTGATACTTACGATGCAGAATTCAAAGCCGCAAGCGCAGTATCCGGCGGAACGGTTATCAGTCGAGAAGTGATTATTGCTTCTGGCTCAGTTGGCGGAGTTTTCGAGTCGGATAAAATTCTTACCCTAAAGCCAAGCACTCAATACGCT